CCCCAGTTTATAGATGGGTTTATGATTACTTCATCTCCGATATTTAAAGCCTTTACGGATGAACCCAATTCTTCAATTAGTCCTGCTCCATCTGAGCCTAAAATAATATCCGAATTGCTTTTCAGGTTTCTTTCCTTTTTAGTCCACAGTTCATGATGATTGATAGACGCAGCTTTTAATTTAATTAATACCTCAGTTGGAGATATTGCAGGTTTATCTAATTCTTTAATCTCGAACCTGTAGGTATTTTGATTGAGTACAATGGCTTTCATCTTTTTTCTTTATTTGTCTTGTTTCTACTATGTTGTCGTAATCTTCTACTATTTCTACTGTTTTTTTATAAAAAGCTTTTGGGTCATTCCATGTTACATTAACTTGATTATATCTAAATCTATTTCTTGTTGACTGGTAAGAAAATGAACCCCCTAATACATTGCCTTTATTAAAAGCTGCTATTGGAGACCTTTCTCTATTTTGCTCTATTGTAATTTGTCCATTTACCCAAGTCATCATACCTCTAAAAATAGATAACATATCTTGTGCAACTTTCATAGCTTCTGCTTGTTCAGTAAACCACACATTTGCTGTAAAACGAGGTTCTGTACCTCCTTCTCCATTTGGTACTAATTCATCACAATATCTTGCTATTTTAAACAAAGCATATTTATCTATATCACTAGCGTCTATATACTCTCCACAACCATATCGGTCATTGGTCATTATATCATAGAAAACCCATGCAGGATTATTAGAGTATACTTTCTCAAAGTTAGGAGAAGTTGCGTCAAAGACATCTGTATCTCCCCTAAAGTTTCCATCCCATGCTACATAGTCACTTCCTACTGCTCCTGTAGTAATATTTCTAGTATATTGTGCGGGGCTTCCTTCATATCCTTCATGGTTAGGAGAATAGTTAGTAGGCACCATTACTTTTAATCCTCTTGCGTGATAACCTCTTTCTGGAACATTTCCAAAGTCAGAAGCATTAAACATCATCTGCCCATAAGCTGCTAAAGGATAAGAAAGTTTGTCATTAATAACTGATTCTATAGAAGCAAGTCTACCTGAATTATAGTGTGTAGTTTCTCCATGTTCTCTATTAATTGGAGTAATTGTTTCAAGTTTTATTTCATAGTCTTCAAGAGGTTGGTAAGGCTCTAAGTTAATATCAAATACTTCTACAAAAGGATTTTTACAATAAGCTTCTACTGTTCCTGAAGAAGTATAAGTCCAACCGTGTACTCTTTTATTCGATGGTCTAGCTAATAATTGTGAGTCTGTTGGACCATATAGCAAGTCTTCTGTAAAGTTTGCATCTCCTGGATTTTTGTATCTAAGATAAATTCTGTGTTCTATCATAGAAGGCCATTCTCTTCCGTTTTTTGACTTTATGGCATGCATATTATCATATTGGAAAGTAAGTTTTAATCTATCTACTGCAGATTTTTGAGTACTTACATTCATTTGAGTAGAAGTAATAAAAATTGGATTAGCTGTCCAAGTAGCTGTTTCGTCTCCTGAAGTACTATATCCATAACTATTAAAATTATTACTTACCCCTATTCCACTTAAATCAGTAGTTGTAAGTGTTTTACTAATATTTGCAATCACTGAAGCGTTGCCGGTGTCTGCTGCAGTACCTACATAAGATTGACTTCTTTCTCCTGTTTTAAATCCATAAGTTACGTTATCAAAATTATAATTAAAATTTGTTGCTTGATATTCTGCTACACTTGAGGGGCTATCCATATAAGCCGCTGTGTTTGCAACTGTTCTATCTCCACCAGTATCAGGTGTAATTACAGCTGTATTTGCATTGCTAGTAGAACTAACAGTTCCACATAAATCAATAGTACCTGCTAAAGATGACGCAGTTATTTCTGCCATTCTATCTATTTCTACAGAAGTTGCACTTGTGTATTTTGTAATTTTACATACTAAAGTTGTTTTATTTGGACCGCCTTCTTTTATTCTTAAATATTGACCACTTACGTATGCTTTTGAAACATCATTAGTAGCAAAACCTCCTGAGGAAGTAACAGTCTTACTACCTGCTGTTATAGATATTCCTGAAATAGTCTTTTTTGCTTCTTCTATTCTAACTTTATAACTTCCATTACTGGAGTTATATCCTGAGAACATAGAAGAACCTGTGTTATCAGTAATAGTATTAGTACTAGCATTGTAAGATACATCAAAACTTTGTTTTGGATTATGGGAAGTTTTATATGCATTATTTAAAACTTGAGTAGTATCTAAATATATGGATGAAGCTCCATTTATAAGTCCTTCAATAGGTCCTTCTGATATTAAATCGTAGACAATAACAGACTGTTCCTGATTAGGACTTCTTCGTCTATTTCGTGTTACGCCAACTGGAGAAGACGCTGCGGTACCGTTTTTATTTATATTTCTCATACTTATTTTTGCATTACAACAGCAGATGATTTTGTAGAATCTCCCCCACTGTTTGCTGGGCTATTTGACGTTGAATTTATGTAAGTAAATGACGCATTATAACCTGTTGTTTTTTGATCTCTCATAGAGTAGTTTATTGTTACTCCAGGAACTATTAATTCTCCATAAAGCAAAGGAACCGGACTCCCCATCTTTACATTTTCTTGTGCATTACCAAATAAGTAACTATCAGGAGATGTTCCAGGAGTTTGAGGAGTTAAATAATCAGTTAGTCCTTTTAGTGCTAATAATCCTCCTATTGCTCCTGCTATTAAGGCTGCATTTGCAGTTAAAAATAAACCTAAGCCACCAAATGCAGTACTACAAGCTAAAAAAGAACCTAATGTTGCTATAAGCGCAGGTGCAAATATAGCAATTACTACTCCTAGTACTATCTTGAATACATCCCCAAAGCCAGAACCTGCTGGAATAGGTGTTATGTATATTGTGTCTTTTATTACAGGTAAAAACATATCTGCAATATCGTCTTCTGTTTCAATAAGTAAGTCTTTTCCATGTATTATTTCTAAGCCTACATTATCTTTTTGTAGCATTCTAGCCATTTCTTCTGCGAAACCTTCACATTGTGCTTCTATGAGTTTAAAAATATCACGCATGTTGTTATCCGCAGATACCCAATCTGTTCCAAACTTTTCTCCTAATTCTCCCATTAACTTAACGTGGGTCATATATACACATCTCCTTTTCTGGGTACGATACTATCATGTAAGGTACGCCCATTCTCTTGCAACACTTTTTGTCATGGTCACTTGGTTCACATTTTGAGTCGTAGTGACTATGGACTACATATTTTATTTTTGAAATGAGTTGATACTTAACAAAAGTTTTTGGGTCAATTTTAAACTCATTTAATTTATTCTCCGCAAAATTTTCACAATTTATAAATTCTTCATTTCCATCTTTTTCTATAATTAAACCACACATTTCTTCAGGGGCGGCTTGTTCTGCTGCTTTATAAATACTATCTAACATTAGTCAAACCTTGAACTTCCTGGGAAAGCTCCAAATGGTAGTACGCTAGTATTATCATTATCTGCTTTTGGATTTGAAGTAGCACTTGAGGTACTAATTGGAGTTGCATTGAATCTACGATTACAAGAAGATAATCTCTTCCCACAAATATCTCCTCTTTTCCAGAAGTCTCCAAAGTTAGGAGTGTTTCCTGCATTAGTAACTTTTGTTTGCCAAATACTATATCCTGTAGCTTCCCATGCTGTATTTGCACTTACATAAGTCCAAGTCATTCCATAGTTATGAGTAGTAGCCCCATTACTTGGATTACTAGGTAATCCTACTGTAGTTGGTGCTGTAATTGTTTGTGTTTTTCTAACATAATTATTAAATTTTTCATCAGTATAGGCATAGTAAGTAGTACTTGAACTATAATCATCATATACACAAGCTCTAACAAAGTTAGCATTGCTTTCGCTAGGTGTTCCTTTTGAAGTTTTAGTTCCAGTAACTCTTGCCTGCCAATAACTTTTTACAGAAGCACTTGTGTAGTTTCCATTTGCATCTAATCTCGTTGCTGTTTGATTATATGAATATAAAGTATCTGTTGTAATGTTTGAGCTTCCTCCTAAACTATCCCAACTTGTTACTGAAGTATTTGGAAGTATGTAATGGTCATCCACGTTCACAAATGCAGTAAATTGTGTTCCTGTACTTGTTCCTGCATTTGTTATCTCAGGTCTATATAATCCATGAGAGTGCCAACTACATCCACCTATTTTTTGACTTTCTTTTCTAGTAGGACTTGCACCTTGGTATTCCCATGCACACCCGTTTCCTACAATGGTTCTTTTTGGCACCATTACTCCATCCATATCAAAAGGAGAGTTTAGTTCAAATTCAATACTTGTTGAATCTTCGCTAGATATTTTATCTATAACCCATACTTCTCTATTAAACTCTACTGGAGGCTCTCCTGCAGTTGTCTCGTTGTCTCCTCCTACAATATATTTAACAAGAGTTGCTCTACGAACTATTTTTTTACCTAGTAATTTAGTGTAATCTCCACCTATTGCTTCTTTAAAACTTACTGCAACATTTGTACTATTTGTAGCAGAAGATATTCTTAATCTTGGTCTAGCCATAGCTCCTGATTGATTTTTCTCAAACC